GAAAAGATACACTCTTGATATGGTAAGGATTGATGACAAAATTAGACAAGTTATCAGTCACATTAAATTAGCTGAAGCACAAGTTGCTCATCAGACTAATAAGATAGAAGACGCTGCTCCCGACGTTTCTGTAGCTACGTAACATAGAAAACGCTACATCGCTGAAATCGCACTTTCTCGTAAGGCTCTCTTGCACTTCTTAAAAAACTAAGTTATAAATTACGCACCATACATTAATAAAACAAAATAAATGTAGACGCGTATGGTCGACATCCCTAGAGGACTACATTTATGTATTCTAGGAGGAATATAACATGGCAAACACAACATTTTCAGGACCGGTAAGATCGGAAAACGGTTTTGACATGATAACTAAAAACACAACTACAGGCGCAGTTACAGCTAACGCATCTTACGATAAAGGTATTAGAGGCGGAGTACAAACTTTATCTGGTGCTGGTGCAGTTGATTTAGTTAACTTAATAACTGAGATAACTACTACTGGAGCTGATGCATTAACTTTAGCTGATGGTACAACTTCAGGGCAAGTTAAAATCATTAACATGATTGTTGATGGTGGAGATGGAACTTTAACTCCAGTTACTTTTGCAAACGGAACTACAATTACGTTCGATGCAGTAGCTGAGTCAGCTACTCTAGTTTGGAATAGTACTATTGGTTGGGTCGCAACTTCAGTTCAAGGTGCAACAATCGCGTAATAGATAATTATGTGGGTGAGAAACTTTGAGACTTTTTGATCTTGATACTCACCCGCACCAAAAAATAAGGAGAGTAAAACATGGCAGGTGGCGGATCATTTTCAAGCGATCAAAAATTTAGTACGTTAACAGCGGACGGTAGTTTTAAAACTATAACAGGTGGTTCTGTAAATTTAGGGCCATGTAGAGTAACTTATATTCAAGCTGCAGGAGTAGCTAGTTCTACAGTTAAACTACATGATGGTTCAGATGATACAGGTTCTTTAGAATTACAAACAAGTTTTGGAACAGAAGGTTGTGATATTTTTGTTCCTGGCTCAGGTATAAGATTTAAAACTGGAGTGTATTTAGATTTAACTAATACAACTTCTGTAACAATAGGATACACAGGATAATGAAATCAGACGTAAAAGCAATTAGAAAAACAGATGCAACATCGGTCTTCGGAGGTAGAACAAGACTAAGAGGAATTATTTTAGCTTCAACTGGATCAGCAGGTTCAGTAACTTTACAAGACGGTAATTCTGTTACACAATTTCAAGTGGATGTTCCAGCTGGAGACGTGTTTTCATATAATTTAGCAGAGGATGGTATTTTGTTTGAAGGTGGTATGACTATATCAGCAATTTCAAATGCTACTGCAACAATTATATTGGACAAGTAAGGAGATTAAATGGCTAACACTACTTCAGGAACGACAACGTTCGACAAAACATTTGCAATTGATGAAATCATAGAAGAAGCCTATGAAAGAATTGGTTTTCAAAGTGTTTCTGGTAATCAGTTACGCCAAGCAAGAAGATCTCTTAATATTATGTTTCAAGAGTGGGGTAATAGAGGACTTCACTATTGGGAAGTAGCAAACAACTCAATTACATTAGTTGATGGTCAAGCAGAATATACAATGTTTAGATCAACAGGTGATGGCACTTCTAGCACTACAGCTGTATATGGTGTTGACGATGTATTAGAAGCTGTTTACCGAAACTCTTCAAGTGTTGATTCACCTCTTACAAAAATAAATAGATCTACATATCAAGGTCTTTCAAATAAAACTTCTGAAGGAACACCATCACAATATTTTGTACAAAGATTTATAGATAAAGTTACAATCACTTTATATCTAACACCAGGTTCATCAGAAGCTGGTAATTTTATTAATTATTATTATGTAAAAAGAATTCAAGATGTTGGTAATTATACTAATGCAACAGATGTTCCATATAGATTCGTTCCATGTATGGCATCAGGGTTAGCTTATTATTTATCACAAAAATTTAAACCAGAATTAACTCAACAAATGAAACTATTATATGAAGACGAATTACAAAGAGCATTAGCTGAAGATGGTTCTTCTTCAAGTTCATATATAACCCCGAAAACTTATTATCCAAATGTCTAATTTTTCAAAAGGTAAACACGCACAATTTATATCAGATCGATCTGGTATGGCTTTTCCTTATAAAGAAATGGTTAAAGAATGGAATGGTTCTAGAGTACATACTTCTGAATTTGAACCTAAACAGCCACAATTACAGCCTAAACCACATGGAGCTGATCCTCAAGGTTTACCAATGGCAAAACCTGATAGAACGGAGCCAGCTACAGAAAATATGTTATCGGGAAATCCATTTAATATTACATCTGGAAGCACTACAATTACTGTTACAGAGCTTAGTCATGGCAGAACTACAGGAAACACTGTTGTATTTAGAAACGTAGATGGATCACCGGGAGGATTAGCTTTTACTGTGTTTGAAAATTCTTCAGGATTTAGTATAACAGTAACAGGAACAGATAATTATACATTCACATTAGGGTCAACTCCTACTGTGACTGAAAAAGCAGGAGGGATGTCAGTGACCGCAGGTCCAGTTACATTAACACCATAATGGCAGGAATTAGTTATAGCACTTTAATTACACAAATTAGAAACTACACAGAAGTAGATTCTAATGTTTTAACTGCTGATCAATTAGAAAATATTATTTTAAATGCACAATATAGAATTATGCGTGATGTTCCCATTGATGCAGATAGAAAACAACAAATAGGTAATTTAGTTACAGGACAAGAAACAATTAATGCTCCAGGAGGAGCTTTATTTATTAGAGGTATACAGGTCTATGATTCTACATCAGCTGCAACTGGAGCTAATAGATTTTTAGAAAAAAAAGATGTTACATATCTACAAGAGTACGTGCCATCAACAGAGACAGCAAAAAGAGGACAGCCTAAATATTATGCTATGTTTGGTGCAGCTACTGGAGACGGTGATACTAATTCTGGCAGAATGATGTTTGCGCCTGTTCCAGACACAACGTATAAATTTAGAGTGCATTATAATAAAATGCCAGCAACTTTAGCTTCTGATAACACAACAAACTACATCAGCTTAAACTTCCCAAATGGCCTATTATATTGCTGTTTGGCGGAGACATATGCTTTCTTAAAAGGCCCACAAGATATGTTGACACTATATGAAAATAAGTATAAACAGGAAGTAGATAAATTTGGTGTAGAGCAAATCGGCAGAAGAAGACGAGATGACTACACTGATGGTGCTGTTAGGATAACGATACCATCGACAACACCTTAAGGAGTTTTATTATGGCAATAACATCGGCAATTTGTAACAGTTTTAAAACTGAAATTTTAACAGGCACTCACAATTTCACTGCAACAAGTGGAAATACTTTTAACATAGCATTGTACACAAGTTCTGCTACGTTAAACAAATCTACAACTGCATACACAACCTCAAACGAAGTTTCTGGCACTGGATACACTGCAAAAGGAAATGCACTTACAAGCGTAACTCCTGCTTTATCTACAGATACTGCAGTTTGTGATTTCGCAGATACAAGTTTTACATCAGCTTCTTTCACAGCAAGAGGATGTTTAATTTTTAACGACTCAGCATCAGGTGATCCATCAGTTTGTGCAATCGATTTTGGTTCTGATAAAACTGTAACAAGCGGAACATTTACAATCCAGTTTCCAACAGCAGACGCATCAAACGCGATCATCCGAATAGCGTAAGGAGGCCAACCTTATGGCTTCTACCTGGGGAAATAATATCTGGGGAGCCAACTCATGGCAATCCGAAGTAGCAACAATCGAAATTACAGGTTTAAGTTTAACTTCATCTGTTGGTGATGGAACTAATATGGGTGTGCCCGCTCAAGGTTGGGGTGCAACTACTTGGAGTAATGGTGAGTGGGGAGAAGTTACAGATAATAGCGTTGAGTTAACAGGTTTAGGATTAACATCTACAGTAAATGCAGCTGGTGTATTATCTTTTACATTAAATGGTTGGGGTAGAAATACTTGGAACTCTGAAACTTGGGGTGACAGCACAAATCCAGTTTTAACTTTAACTGGTTTATCAATGACATCTTCTACTGGAAGTATAGAAGCTTTCAACGAAAAAGGTTGGGGTGGTAGATTCTGGGATGAAGGTGAATGGGGACAAGTTGGTGATACATCTTTAGAATTAACAGGTCTTGGATTAACAGCAAGCATCGGAACAGTTTCAATATCAGCAGAAATAAATTCTGGTTGGGGAAGAGCTGCTTGGAATGATGATGCTTGGGGTATTCAAGGTGATATATTATTAACAGGTCAATCAGCAACAACTTCCGTTGGTTCAATATCTCCTGCAGACGTAATGGGAGTTACAGGAGTTTCTGGAACTTCTAGTGTTGGATCACCTACAATTGTTGGTGATGTTTCTTTAAGTTTAACTGGTCAAGCTGGAACCATTTCTCTTGGCAGTTCAACTGCAGTTATTGATGTATCAGTTGCTTTAACTGGTCAAGCTGCAACTGCATCACAAGGTGCATTAACACCTGCTGATGTAATGGGAATAACTGGTTTACAAGCAGATATAGATTTAGGTAATGCTGATATAACTACAAATCCAATTGTAATACCTACAGGTCAATCAGCAACTGCATCACAAGGATCATTAGCTCCCGCTGACGTAATGGGTGTAACGGGCCAATCTTCAACTTCTTCTTTAGGATCTTTAACTTTTAGTTTAACAAGTAATGCATTCCCAACAGGACAATCTGCAACGGTTTCTATAGCTGCATTTGGCACTTCATCAGGCTTCGGAATTCAAGCATATTCTGATGTTGACACAGGCTCAAATTCTTCGTATACAGATGTTGCAACGGGCTCAAATACAAGTTATACTGACGCTGCATAACAGGAGATAAAATATGGCTTCAACATACACACCTTTAGGGGTAGAACTTCAGGCAACCGGTGAAAACGCGGGTACATGGGGAACAAAAACTAATACAAATTTACAAATTATTGAACAAATATCTGGTGGATTTATACAGCAATCAATAGCAGGTGGCGCACAAACAACAGCTTTATCTGTTTCTGATGGATCAACTGGTGCAGTTTTATCTCACAGAATGATTGAGTTCACAGGTACAATTACAGGAAACCAAGTTGTAACTATACCTTTAGATGTTCAAACTTTTTACTTTTTAAGAAATTCAACATCAGGTGCATACACAGTACAATTTAAATATGTAACTGGATCAGGTGATTCGTTTACATTTTCTGCAACAGACAAAACTGATCAATTAATATTTGCATCAGCAAGTGATGGAACTAATCCAAATATTATTACTTTAGCTTTTGGTTCTGGTGATGGAGATGTAACACTTACTGGTACACAAACATTAACAAACAAAACTTTAACAGCACCAAAAATTGCAGATGCAGGTTTTATTGCAGATGCAAATGGAGCAGAACAAGTAATATTTCAAACAACAGCTTCAGCAGTAAACGAAGTAGAAATTACAAACGCAGCAACAGGTAATGCACCAATCATTGGAGCAAGCGGAGAAACAAATGTTGATCTTAGCATCACTCCAAAAGGAATAGGTAGAGTTACATTAGGCGCTGGTAAAATTCAACAATTAGCAGAAAAAGTTACAGTAGCAGCAACTGCAGCTACAGGTACAATTAACTATGATGTCATTACGCAAGCAGTATTATACTTTACATCTAATGCATCAGCTAACTACACTCTAAATATTAGAGGTGATAGTTCAAACAGTTTAAATAATATTATGGATACAGGCGAGTCAATTACAGTTGCTCATCTAGTAACACAAGGCGGAACAGCGTATTACAATAACGCTGTAACAATTGACGGATCCTCTGTTACACCAGAGTGGCAAGGTGGTTCGGCACCAAGTGCAGGAAATGCTAACTCTGTTGATATGTATTCGTATACAATAATTAAAACTGGAGACGCAGCGTTTACAGCGTTTGCAGCTCAAACACAGTTTGCATAATAGGAGGAATATAGAAAGATGCCAATATTAGCTTCACTCGGAGCAGCTTCAGCAAAAGCTTTCGGATTAACAGGTGGCGCAGCAGTAGCTACAGTTGATTATTTAGTTATTGCAGGTGGCGGTGCAGGTGGAGGTCAGCGTGGCCAAGGTGGCGGCGCAGGCGGAGCAAGAACATCTTTTCCAGGTGGAACTCAAATTGATGTAGGAATAGGAACACCCATAACAGTTACAGTAGGCGGCGGAGGAGCGGGAGGACCCGGTCAAAATGATGCTGGCGGAGATTCAGTTATAGATAGTCTTATAACTTCCAACGGAGGCGGAGGTGCAACTTCAGGATCAGGACAATCACCAGTAGGTGTTGGCGGATCAGGAGCTGGTTCTCATAGAGGTAACGAAGGAGACTTTTCTCCGGCAGAGGGTAATCCTGGTGGATCACCAGACCCATCTCAATTTGGTCCAGGCACAGATTTCGTTCCAGGTACAGGTTTCGGCGCTGGAGGCGGCGGCGCAGGAGGGGGAGGTTCAAATTCTCCTTCACCAACAGCTGCAGCCGGCCCAGGAGGACCAGGTTCAACATTTACAATTACAGGTTCACCATTCACTGCTGCAGGCGGTGGTGGCGGCGGTGCTCACGGAGGACAATCCGGAGGAAGCGGCGGACCGGGCGGCGGAGGATCAGGAGGGGGAGAAAATAACCCTGGAGACTCTGCAAGTTCACACGGCTCTGGCGGTGGAGGTGGAGGCGGAGGACCGTCTTCTCAGCATGCCCAAGGTGGAGCAGGATCTGGAGGAAGAGTTGTTGTAAGAACACCAAGTGATTTTACTATTACAGCTACACCACCAAGTATTCCAACAACAGACCACCCAGGTGGTGATTCAATGGCAGACTTTACACAAAGTGGGACTTTTACGATTGAGAAGGCATAATCATGGCAATATACGCAAAACTAGATAGTGATAATAACGTTGTAAACATAATAATAGCAGACTCTATGTCTGGTGATGAATATGTTTTATCACCATCAAATAGTACAAACGCTGCAAAAGGTGGAACGTATGATTCAGCAACACAAAAATTTATACAACCAAAACCATTTCCTTCATGGGCTTTAAATTCTGATAAACAATGGGAAGCACCTGTATCAGAGCCATCTATAACTGACACAATAAGATCTGCTCTTTGGGACGAAGATAATCAAAGATGGAATGGATATAGTTCAGATCTTTCTCTTACTCACCATTGGAACGCAAGCACTTCTTCTTGGGACGCAGTATAATCATTTACTTTAATTAATAAATTTGTTATATGTCTTTTATTAAAGACAGAAATTATGACAAGTTTTATAGGTAATAGTAAAGAGTTATATTGGTTTTTTGAAAAAGCACTAGACAAAAAATTGTGCGAAAAAATAATTAAATTAGGAAAATCTAAAAAAAGTAAAAAAGGTGTTGTAGGTGGAACTCAAGGCCAAAAAAATTCTCAAAAAAATTTAAGTCTAAGAAACTCTGGTGTTCGTTTTTTTAAAGAACAATGGTTATGGGACATAATAAGAACTTATGTAAACACAGCCAATATAAACTCTGGTTGGAACTTTGACTTAACACAAATTGAACCTGTTCAGTTTACTTCTTACAAAAAAACAAATCACTATGGTTGGCATCAAGACTGTTGGCCAACTGCAGATGAACAAGGTAAAAATAGAAAACTGTCCTGTGTTATTCAACTTTCAGATCCAAAAAAATACGAAGGAGGAGATTTTGAATTTTATCATTGGGCTACAGCTTTAAGAAAAGAAACTCTTGTAAAACAAAAAGAACAAGGAACAGTTATAGTTTTTCCTAGTTATAATTTTCATAGAGTAACTCCCGTTACTAAAGGTTCAAGACATTCTTTAGTGTCTTGGGTGAAAGGACCTAAATTTAAATGATTAAAGAAATTTTATTTCCAACTTGTGTCTACAGCTCAAAAGAAGCAATTTCTAAAAAAGACAAGGGTATTATTAAAAAAGATATATTTAAAAAATGGAAAAAAACATCTTGTCCTAATTGGCAATCAGAAAGTATTTTACAGTTAGAAAAGCCTTACAAAAGTTTGTGTGGTAAAATAATTGAAATGTCCAAACAAGTATTTAAAGAACAAGACATACAATATGAAAGATTTGAGATTACTTCAATGTGGGCAAATATATTAACAACAAAAGAAAATTTTCATGCTCATACACATGCAAACAATTATTTAAGTGGAGTCTATTATGTTCAAACCAAAAATACACAAATACACTTTATCGACCCTAGAGTTCAAGCTGCCGTGATAAGACCTGCGGTGAATAATTATAATAAATTTAATTCTTCTAGTTGGTGGTTGCCTTCTATAGAAAATAGTTTAATATTGTTTCCATCTTGGTTACAACACAATGTTGTTTCAAACCAAGAGAAAGAACCTAGAATAAGTATTTCTTTTAATATTATGTTTAAAGGTAAATTGTCTAGTTTAGAAGAAAAAGAATATAATGAGTTTTAAAAAGAATAAATATAAGATAATTAAAAATGCCCTACCAACAGCGGTAACTAATTTTTTATATTTTTATTTTTTGTTAAAAAGATCTGTTTGCAAAGAAATGCAAACAAAAGATGTTCCTATGTCTGCTCCATACAGGCATTTATTAGGTCAGTTTCAAGACAATCAAATAAAAGGACAACCTGATTGTTTTATTACTTATGGGGACACCGCCTTTGATACTTTGTTAGAATTAATAAGACCTGTTATGGAACATCACACTAAATATAGACTTATTCCAACTTACTCTTATGCTAGAATATACGAAAAAGGAAACATACTTCCAAAACACACAGACAGGCAAAGTTGTGAAATATCAACAACACTTAATTTAGGTGGAGACCCTTGGCCTATATTTTTAAAAAATACAAAGGATAAAAAAGTTAAAGTTAATTTAAAACCAGGAGACATGTTAATTTACAGAGGACCCGATTTAGAACATTGGCGAGAACCTTTTAAAGGATCTATTTGTTTACAAGTTTTTTTACATTACAATGAGGATAAAATGGAAAACCAACCTTACCTGTATGATGGTAGAAAACATTTAGGATTACCAAAATAATGGACACAAAAGATAGAATAATAAAAGATTTAGAGGAACAACTTAATGTTGAAAAAACAGTTAAAAAAAGTGAAGTTGTATTAAATAAAGAAAGAGGTGCTTCTAATAAAGAAAAAGATATAGCGTTAGAGTTATTAAGTAACTTAAATGATAAGTTAATAAAAGAAAACGCAAGACTAAGACAGATTATAGAAGACATACTAAAAATTAAATGAAGACAGATAAAATATTAATAGTAGGAGGCGGCAGCGCTGGTTGGATGACTGCGGCTACATTAATAAAAAGTTTTCCAAAAAAACAAATAACTCTCATAGAGTCTCCTAATATCAAAACAGTGGGTGTTGGTGAAAGCACGATTGGTGGAATAAAAAATTGGACTAAATATTTAGATATAGAGGACGATGAATTTTTTAAAGCAACTGATGCTACTTACAAACTTAGTATAAGATTTGAAAATTTTTATAATAAAAAAGATGGTGGTTTTCATTATCCTTTCGGAGATGCAAATTTAGATGGCAACCATGCTAAGTTGAATGATTGGGTTTTTAAAAAACATTTGTATCCTAAAACACATAGATCAAACTTTGCAGAATCTATGTATCCACAAATGGCTTTAGTAAATGAAAATAAATTATTTGATAATCACAATAATGAAATCCCTTTTAATTTTAAAAGAGACACTGCTTACCATTTTGATGCAACTAAGTTTGGACTTTTTTTAAGAGATAAGTATTGTTTACCAAAAGGTGTAAAACATATTAAAGAAAATATAGATTCAATACAAACAAATGAAAAAGGTATCAAATCTTTAAATAATAAATACACCGCTGATTTGTTTATAGATTGCACTGGTTTCAGATCTTTATTACTGGACAAAACTTTAAAAGAACCTTTTGAATCTTATCAAGACATTCTTCCTAATAACTCTGCTTGGGCAACCAGAGTTCCCTATGATAACAAAAGAAAACAATTAAATGGATATACAAACTGTGAGGCAATGAGCGCTGGTTGGATCTGGACAATACCTTTATGGTCAAGGATAGGAACAGGATATGTTTATTCGGATAAATACATTAGCGATGAAGATGCTTTAAAAGAATTTAAAAACCATATTGGTCAAGAAGATTTAGAGTTTAATAAAATTAAAATGAGAGTAGGTATACAAAAAAGACTTTGGGTAAAAAACGTAGTTGCAATTGGTTTGTCTGCAGGATTTATAGAACCTCTTGAAAGCAATGGGTTATTTTCTGTTCATGAATTTTTAATAAGATTAGTTAGAAATATGCAAAGAGATGTAGTCACACAGTGGGACAGAGATAATTTTACCTTTCAATGTAAGACAGTATTTAGAAATTTTGCAGAGTTTGTTGCATTACACTATGCACTATCTAACAGAGATGACACTAGATATTGGAAGGACATTTCCAACAAATCATGGGAACAATCTTTAATAAATTTAAAACCCTTATTACAAAATGGTTTTTTAAAAGCAGCTCTCGATAGAAATTATGCTTATCATTACAATCATTTATTTGGTTTACCTTGTATAGCTTTTGGTATGGGTTGGTATCCAACAGAGGCAAGCACTGTAAAATATTATGGACAAATGAATGACAAAGAGTTTAAAGAAAAATATTTGCCTATAGTTAAAAAATTAGATAAGAAAGTTTCTATGTGGAAGAAAGCTATTAAAGATAAGACTAGTATTTACGATTACCATAAACAAAAATTTTATGCTTAAAATATACGACAACGTGTTTGATAAGTTTTGGCTATCAGAAATAAATCATGTTTTTTTAAACAAAGAAGGATGGAGAGCCAATAACATAGCCAATAGAACCACATGGCCGCATAGAACTTTAGGAACTCATAGATTATTAGGCATAACTCATTTTAGAAGAAGCGATGAAAATTTTATTCAATACGGAGAAAATAAATCTTTAAACAAAACTTTAATTGATAGTTTTGCACACATTTTAAATTTTTGTAACTTAAAATTAAAACTAATAGAGATTTCTTCTAATCTACAATTTAAGGGTATGAATGGTTCAGCGCATACAGATGGTAATTCTAAACAAGTTGCTTTTATTCTTATGTTGTGTGAACAAGACTTGCCCAAAAATATTGGTGGAGAGTTTGTATATAAACCTGACAATAAAAAAGTTTCTTTTAAACACGGAAGAATTATTCAGTTCCCTGCAGATTCTTTACATGCAGGTATGTCTTTTAACAAACCAAACTATCCAAGAATATCTATAAAATACGTAGGAGAGTTTTATGACTAAAATATTTCAACCGTTTAAAGAAGTTGCTTCTATAGATATCTTAAATGAAGATTTAAAAGGTATTACAAAATTTTGTGACAACATTAAAAAAAATCTTCCATCTGTAATAAAGTCTAATTCTGGTGGTTACCAAAGTCCATCTTTTCTTCATTCCACTTTAAATGAAAGTAAACCGGTGTGGAATTTATTTGCTACAATTACAAAACAAGTTGCAAATTTACATAGAGAAAATGAACTATCTTTACCTCTTCGTCTTAATAATTTTTGGATTAACATAAACAAAAAAACAGATTTTAATGTGCCCCACAATCATCCTAATTGTGTTTTTTCTGGAGTGTTCTACGTGAAGACTCCTTTTAATTCTGGCAGTTTTGCTTTTTATAGAAACGTCCATGTATACAAAGCTACTGAATTAATTAAACCAGAAGAAAATATGTTAATTCTATTTCCGTCTCACTTTGATCATTATGTTATGCCCAATAATTCAAATAAAGACCGTATATCTATTTCATTTAATTACTCAGAAAATTATGCAGCTCAATCTTAAAAAATATGTAAAACATAAAAAGAAATTTTTAGATAAAAAATTTTGTAATCAAGTTATAAAATCTTTAGATAATTATGATTGGAAAACACATGAATTCTATAATGGTAAAAAATTTAACAAACTATCTGGTGACCAAGAATTAGATGTATCACACGGAAAACAAAAAGATCCAAACGTAGAAGTTATTATGAAAAAACTTTGGTTTGAAATAAAAGACTACGTCGACAAACTTAAGTTTTCTTGGTTTAATGGATGGCAAGGTTACTCTTTAATACGATACAATAAATATAATTTAAATAAAAAAATGGCAGAACATTGCGATCACATAACCACTTTGTTTAAAGGTCAAGGTATTCCGATATTAAGTTTGTTAATTGTTTTAAACGATGACTATAAAGGTGGTGAGTTTATTATGTTTAAAAATATTGAATACAAATTTAAAGCAGGAGACTTGTTAATATTTCCTTCTAATTTTTTATATCCTCATAGGGTTAATCCAGTAAAAAAGGGCACACGTTATTCTGTGGTTTCATGGGTATGGTAAAAGTAATAGATAATTTTCTTCCAAAACATGAGTTTGAAATTATTAGTGAACTAGTGGTTTCAAATGAGTTTCCTTGGTATTTTGTAAACAACATAAACGCAGAGTATAAAGAAAAAAATTTTGAGTCTTATTTAATACATCATATCTTTGATAGAAATTCGGGTTATAGTAAACACTCTGACCCTTTTCGTAAAATATTAATTCGTTTAAATGCAAAGTGTTTTATAAGAGTTAAAGCAAATATGTATCCTAGAACACAAAAGTTAGAAATACATAAAACACATATAGATTATCCATACAAACATAAAGCAGCTATTTTTTATATTAACACGAACAATGGAAAAACTATTTTACATGACGGCAAAGAAATAGATTCTGTAGCAAACAGATTATTACTGTTTGATTCACACAAACCACATAGCAGCACTTCAACAACTAATGCTAAATGTAGACTTAATGTAAATATTAATTATTTTTAAAATGATAAAAGATTTTATAGGCATATTTGATAACACACTATCTAAAGATATGTGTGATAAAATTATAGGTATTTACGATCAAAGTGAAAAACTTAATTATACACGTAGTAGAAAAGATTTAGGAGAAAATAAAATAAAAAAAGATAATAATTTAGTGTTTGCAAACTCAAGAAAATATATAGATAATGATATACATTTTAAAAGTTTTGAACCATACATAAAAGAATTTGTAGATACAGCTTGGGTTTGTTACAGAGAGTATGCGAATAAATATGGTATGTTAAACAACGTAGCCTCACATAGATTTTATGATAGTATAAAGATTCAAAAAACAAAGCCTACTGAAGGTTATCATTTGTGGCATTGTGAGCATGATACTAGAGAGACTGGATCAAGACTGTTGCTAGTTATGCTTTATTTAAATGATGTTAAAGATGGCGGTGAAACAGAGTTCTTATATCAATCTAAAAGAATAGAACCTAAACAAGGTCGTCTTGTTATTTGTCCTGCAAGTTTTACACATACACACAGAGGCAACCCACCATTAAAAACAGATAAATATATGATTAATGGATGGATTGAATTTGACAAATAATATTGTAACTAAATTTTCTAAATACTTAACCGCTATAGAGTATCCAAAACAAAAAACGTCTTGGAATATCGCAGGCATCATAAAAGGTAAAAATGCTTTTTATAAATTTGATGTCAGAGAAATGTTTGAAATGCCTAATGGGACATCAGCGCAAAGTGGACGTCTTGATTCAAAAGCTCAGAAGCTAGTTCTTGAGGGTGAAAAAGAATGGATTATTTTAGATTTAGAAGAGCTTCATGAATATATTTGCAGAGAAAATAAGAAAAACGTATACGTAAATGATTTGATCTCTGATCTAGAATGGACTATATTTTTAGCCAAAAACTAGTATAATGGTAAATTATGGCATTACAAAAAGTACAATTCTTACCAGGCTTTAACAAACAAATTACAGACACTCAGGCAGAAGGTCAATGGGTTGATGGTGATAATGTTAGGTTTAGATATGGTACACCTGAAAAGATAGGTGGTTGGGAACAATTAGGCACTGACAAACTTACTGGCGCTGCAAGAGCTATGCACCACATCGTAAATAGAAGTGGTATTAAATACTCCATTATAGGAACAAACAGAATTTTATATGCATATTCAGGTGGTGTATTCTATGATATACACCCAATCAAATCTACAACCACTCTTACAAATGCTTTTACCACAACTAATGGGTCAGCTATTGTAACAATTACTTTTTCTTCAGGGCATGGTTTAGTGCCTGGAGACATTATTTTATTAGATAGTTTTACTGCCATAACTGGATCTAATTATTCAGCTTCGGATTTTGATGATAAAAAATTTATGGTTACTAGTGCACCAACCAATCTTACAATAACTATAACAATGTCATCAAATGAATCCGGCGCAGGTGCTACAACATCTGGAGGTATTAGAGTTCAAACTTATTACCACGTTGGACCCGCTGAACAGTTACCCGGATTTGGTTGGGGATTATCTTCTTGGGGAGGTGAAGCAAGTAATCCATTAACAACTACACTTAATGGAGCAATCGATGCTTCTACAACAACTGTTGTTTTGACAAGCGTTGTTAACTTTCCATCAACAGGTACAAATTTTATAAGAATAGGAACTGAAGATATTTCTTACACTGGAATCTCAGGTAATACATTAACAGGCGTGACGCGAGGAACGAGGGGCACAACAGCAGCATCACATTCTGATGGCGCAACAATTACAAATGTTTCTGACTTCGTAGCGTGGGGTGAGGCAGCATCTGGAGATTTAGTAATTGATCCTGGTATGTGGTCTATTGATAACTTCGGCGATAAAATTATCGCGTTGATACACGACGGTGCAGTTTTTGAATGGAACTCAAATGCAGCTAATGCAAACGCAACAAGAGCTACAATTATTTCTGGAGCACCAACAGCGTCTAGAGACATGATTGTGTCTACACCAGATAGACACTTAGTGTTTTTTGGTACAGAGACAACTATCGGTGATGCATCAACACAAGATCAAATGTTTATTAGATTTTCTAATCAAGAGGATATTAATACGTATACACCAACAGCCACTAACACAGCGGGCACACAAAGACTTGCCGATGGATCTAGAATTGTAGGAGCGGTTAGAGGTAGAGATGCAATCTATGTTTGGACAGATACTGCTT